TTGTTTCGACTCTCCCTGATAGCAAGGGAGAACTAGAGACCGCAAACCCCGGAGACGAGACTTTGCGAATCCTGGCAATCCCTGACCTGCACTGTCCTTTCCACCACCGGGAGGCGGTTGGGTTCCTGAAGGACTTGAAGCAAACGCTTAAGCCCGAGGTGGTTGTGTGCATGGGGGACGAAGTGGATGCTTACGCTTTCTCCCGCTACGTGAAAGACCCGGACCTTGAGGCGGGGGGCACCGAGCTAGCCGAAGCGCGAGACGCCTTGCAGCCGGTCTACGCTCTCTTCCCCGAGGTTCGGGTCTGTCGTAGCAACCACACAGAGCGCCCCTGGAAGCGGGCAAGCGAGGCGGGCCTGCCTCGCTCAATGCTACGAAGCGTCCGGCAAGTGATAGGCGCGCCCACAGGGTGGAGGTGGCGGGATCGGTGGGACTTGGACGGTGTGACCTTCCTCCACGGGGAGGGGTTCACCGGCCACAACTGGCAAACCGCCGCGGAGCGGTTCCGGTGCAACATCGTGTTAGGTCACGTGCATACGTACGCCGGGGTGCGATACTCCGGGGCCTACAACGGCAACGTGTGGGCGCTTAACGTGGGTTGCCTTATCGACCCGGAGGCGAGGGTGTTTCGGTACGCAAGACATAGCGCACACCGACCCGTGCTAGGGGCCGGGGTCATCGAAGATGGTGTGCCTCGTTTTATACCACTGTGAGGGAGACCGATGCAAACGAAGTACCTGGAGTTCGTGAAGGCGTGGCAGGCGGGCGAAAACGTGCAGAAGATTGCCACGGGCCTCGGCATCAAGCCATCCACCGCCCAAAACCGTGCTAGGATGCTCCGCAAGGCGGGCGTTCCGCTGAAGAAGTTCAACGAAGGACTCAAGGGCATCGACCTGGACGCGCTCAAGGCCGCGGCTCAGTAGCGGACCATGAAAGGGTGCGCGGTGGATGACACCGGGGCACGTGTCGCGTCGTGCACCTTGGGCACCCCGCAAGAAATAGCCCTAATCGCGCAGCTCGCGGGCGGGGTGTTAGAGTTCGACATAGTCGCCCACGTTTGATGCGACGGTTGAGAAGTGGCAGGCGATGGAATGGTATGGGTACTTGAACTGTGTGAGATGAACACACACAGACCCCCACGACACAGCAACGAAGCACGGCCCACCTCGCGGGAGCGAGGCTATACCATGAGGTGGCAGCATTACTCACAGTGGTATCTATCCGTGCATCCAACGTGTGTTAGGTGCCACAACCTCGCGACCTGTGTTGACCACAAGGTACCTGTGACTGGCCGCGATGATCCGGGTTTCTGGGAACCGACGAACCATCAAGCGTTGTGTGCGGGTTGCCACAGCGTGAAGACAAAGACGGAGGACGCGGGCCGGGGGCGGGGATTGACGTAAACACTTACGTCAAGTCTTGGTGACCGGGGTAGGGGCATAACTCTTTGGTACTATGTGCGTTACGAACCGCTCGCCAGTCGCGCGCGGATTTTCCCGAGAAATTAAGGAACTATGAGGTGACGTGGTGCAGCGGAAAGCGGGAACACGAATCCCCTACGTTCGGAACCCGACCCCGCGCTACAGAGTTCCGGCGGGCTCTGAGTGGAGACGCGGAGATGGTGGCGGCGGTTGCCGCGTGAAAGTATCCGTGGAGGCGTGGCACGAAGCGGTGGTTGACGCGTCGGGTGACAGGCACGCCCTCGAACGTTTGAACGCGGACGACCTGCACGCGCCCCGCGCGGTGCCGAGTCTCGCGGGGTTGATAGCGATGCTCCCGCAGCGGTTGCAACGGGCGGCGGAACTGCGGTGGATTGACGGGGCCTCGTGGGAACAGATGGCGGAGTCGCTTGGGATTAGCACGCGCGCAGCTAAACGGTTACATGCGGAGGCGCAGCGGGCCGCGGCCGCGTTGCTCGCAGACAGCGACTTACTCCCCTTAGACCTGGAGCACTACCTATGAAGCTCACATCAGAGCAACAGTCGCTCGCATCGCAACACATAGCTACGGCTCTCCGGGCCGGTCGTTCCGCACTCAAGGGAGCGTGGAACGAAGACTTCGAACAGGTCGCGGCCCTTGCGTGTTGTGAGGCGGTCTCGACGTGGGACGCTGCAAAAGGCCCCCTTGAGGGGCACGTTGTGTGCACCGCGCAACGTGCGTGTATCGACGAAGCGCGCGCCGAAAAGCGCCGCGACGCGGTTTACCACAACGAAACTGACTTCGACTCACACACTGCATCACGGGCATCTCGTGATAACAACGCACTAGACTTGTACCCCGGCCCGCGGGTCACGCCGGCCCCGCCGTCTGGGCACGACGGGCGATTTGAGGCCCCCGCCCGCGCGACCTACCCCCCGATGGAAGACTCGCTAGCGGGTATCCCGCGGTGCGCGGGCCTCGCCTATGAACACTTCTACCGCGGCAAGACGTACGAACAGATCGCCGCTGACTACGGCATGACGTTCAAACAGGTTCGCGCCCGGTGTGAACAAGTAGAACCCCGGCTCCTGGCCGCGGCCGAGCGAATCGCACACGAAAGGAACATGCAATGCGTCGCATAGTGATTGGCCTCTGGTGCCTCGTGGCCGCGACGGCGTTTCTCGGCATGGCGTGTGTCGCGGTGCAACGCGCGAACCCCGGTACGCTGCAATCTGACGTGCTTGACACATACTGCGAAGTGCGAGGGAGTGTAGGCACGGGCGCGGGGGTTGTGGTGCAAGTCGAGGGCCGGGCGTGCGTTCTCACGTGCAAGCACGTAGTGCAGCAGAACCCGAACCTCGTTGCGCGTCAGGAGCGCCGGGGGTTGTGGATTGAACGTAAGCCACTCCGGGTGATTGAGCACGCGGACAAAGACATCGCCCTTATTGTGCTTGAGAACGCAGACGGTCTGCGTGCGGCTCGTATCGACCTCCCGCCGGAAGAGGGGGAGGATGTGTGGTACGTGGGCACGCCGGACGGGTCGCACCGCACCATTGAGCGGTGCATTATCTCCCGTCTCGACTACCCCATCCCGGTACGTGGAGAGGGTACGTACAAGACTTACCTTCTCGGCGGGGTTATCGGGTGGTGGGGCAATAGTGGGGGCGGGTGTTTCGTGAGAGATGCCCGCGGATATCGGCTCGTGGGCATAGTCTTCCGGATGACCTTCCGACACGATCAGTTGTACGCGAAGAATCCTGTTCACGCTATCGACCACAAGACGATGTGTCAGTTTCTAGATCGACCTTACGTGAAGAGCGAGGTGCGCAATGCGGGATGTGATTGAGTACGTGGTGACGGGGCTCTTGTTTCTGGCCGCGGGCTTTAGCATCGCGGTTACGGTTGCTGCGGCGGACGGGTGCAAGTGCGCCTCGTGCTCGTGCCCGTGCCCGTGTCCCTGCAAGATGGAGCGTTGCAAGTGAGTCGCGGAAGAAAAGCCACGCCGCCGGGGGTGAAGGCAGCGAGAGAGGGGAGGCGGGTCCGGGGAGTGGTGCCCCCGGACCCGCCGACGTGGTTGAGCGAAAGCGCGAAGGCGGACTATCTACGCCTCGCGCCAGAACTCGCTAAGTGTGGCGCGATGCAGACCTTCCTAGACGTGGACGCACTCGCAGTGTATTGCGACCTTTTCGCCGCCTATCGCGAGGCGCGCGCGGCAGACGACCATAAGCGGGCACACCAGCTCGTGACTTCACTCCGGCACGCGGGGGACACGCTGCAACGCCGCATTACCACCCCGCACGCAGCGGACCCCGAGATAGGCGAGCTACAACAGTTCCTCGTGGAAGACGGCGCGCCTGACTTGCCGGACCCCATAGTCTCGTGAGTGCCATTACCGCACATTGGACCCGATCCTCGGCGGACGCGACCGCAGTAGCCGAAGGGTGCTACTTCGACCTCGCCGCGGCGGAGCGGGTCCGTACATTTTTCGCGAAGTACCTTCGGCATGGCAAGGGGCGGTGGAAGGGGGAAGCGTTCGACCTGCTACCGTGGCAATGGGAGGACGTGATAGCGCCTCTCTACGGGTGGAAGCGCCCGGACGGCACCCGCCGGTACCACAAGGGCGGTATCTGGATTGCGAAGAAAAACGGCAAGAGCGCCCTCGGGAGTGGGTTATCCCTGTACCACCTACTCGCGGACGGGGAAAAAGGCCCCGAGGTCTATAACGCCGCGGCGGACCGCGCGCAAGCGGGCATCGTGTTCAACGAAGCCCTCAACATGATTCGCGCGAGTCCGGGCCTCTCAGACATCCTAGACCCGAAACCATCGCGGAAGCTCGTGGAGTACCCCGCGCAGAACGGGGTGTATCAGGCGCTCTCCGCCGACGTGAAGACGAAAGAGGGCCTCAATTGGAGTTTCATCCTCTTTGACGAACTCCACGCGCAGCCTAACAGGCTGATGTTTGATACGCTCCGGTACGGCGGGGCCGCGCGCCTACAACCCCTCTTCCTCACCCTCTCCACCGCCGGTGTGTATGATCCTACCTCTATTGGGTGGGAGGAGTACCAGCGGGCCAAGCGGCGGACCGCGGAGGATACCTCTTTCTTCGCGCACATCGCGGAGGCGGACGCCGACGATGACATAGAGTCCCCCGAGACGTGGAAGAAAGCGAACCCTTCGTTGGGGTCCACGGTGCTCGCCGCGGATATGGCGGTAGAGGCGCGCGAGGCGAGGGAGTCCCCCACGAAGGAGAACTCTTTCCGGCGCTACCGGCTCAATCAGTGGGTGCAACAGGAAGTGCGGTGGTTGGGTGTGGAGCGGTGGAACGCGTGTGCCGCGGTCCCGAAACCCCCCGCCACGCGCCCGGTATACGCGGGTCTTGACCTCTCCGCCACCACCGACCTTACCGCCGCAGTGTTCCTCACGCCGGATGACGATGGGACGTACGACGTGTTCCCGCATTTCTGGGTTCCGGAAGAGGCGTGCAAGCGGCGGGAGCGGAGCAACCGGCAACGGCTAGACGCGTGGTGTAACGCCGGGTTCATAACCCGCACGCCGGGGTATGCGGTGAACTACGCGAAAGTGCGGGCGGACCTCAATGCGCTTCGTGCCACGTATCGCGTCAAGGAACTGGCCGCGGACCGGTGGAACGCAACGCAGCTCTTGGGGGAATTGGAAGGCGACGGGTGGGAGGTGGTGGCGTACGGGCAGGGGTTCCGGGACATGAACGCCCCGTGCAAGGAGCTGGAGGCGCTGCTCCTGGGTGGGCGCATCCGGCACGGGGGGAACCCGGTGCTCGCGTGGAACTTTGCGAACCTCGCGATGGAAACGGACGCGGCGGGGAACCTGAAACCGTCCAAGAAACGCGCCACGGAGAAGATTGACGGGATTGTTGCTTTACTCATGGCGTTGGGCCGGGCAATGCTCCGCCCGCAAGTTGCGTCCGTGTATGAGTCTAGGGGAATCCTTAGATTATAGCGTCTGGCGGGACGCCTCAGATTCGACTCATGAAGGGACGAGCATAGCCCCAAGGAGGCACGGTGCGAGAATTCTTGCGCCGGCTCGTGCGTCGGGCGGTCAAGTGGGCCGGCATACACCCACGAGACCCGGCACTACTTAAGTGGTTTCCCGGCGTGAGCAACACCGCGAGCGGGGTAGCGGTGACGGAGACGCGGGCGTTTAACTGCGCGGCGCTCTGGGCAGCGGTTCGGCTTATCGCAGAGGCGAAAGCATCCTTGCCGTGCATCCTGTATCGACGTGTCGGGGAGGGGAAAGAGCGTGCGGTAGACCACATCGCGTACCGCCTCCTCCACGATGCACCTAACTCCGAAATGACGGCCTTCACGTTCCACGAGGTATTGCAAGCCCACGCATTACTGAGAGGGAACGGGTATGCAGAGATTGAACGAGACGTAGCGGGCACTCCCCTCGCGCTCTGGCCACTTCCGCCGGACCGTGTGCGACCGTTGCGAGACCGAGAGGGGCAGTTGTGGTACGAGGTCTCCGGCGGGAGCATCACGCGGCACCTCCGACCCGAGTACATGTTGCACATTCCCGGTCTCGGGTTCGACGGCACCCGCGGGTATGACGTGCTTACAATGGCGCGCGCGTCAATCGGGTTCACGCTCGCGTCGGAGGAATACGGGGCGCGGTACTTTGGGAGCGGGGTCAAGCCCTCGGGCGTGTTGACGCACCCTGGTGTACTCTCTCAAACCGCGCGCGACAACCTCAAGCAATCTGTGGAGGACGAGTCCGGCGGGCTGGACCGGGCGCACCGCCTCATGGTGCTTGAAGAGGGGATGAAGTTCGACCCCATCGGGCACACGCCAGAGGACGCACAGTTCCTTGAGACCCGGAAGTTTCAGACGATAGAGATTGCGCGGTGGTTCAACGTTCCGCCGCATATGCTTCGCGACCTAGAGCGAGCCACCTTCAGCAACATCGAACACCAAGGCATCGACTTCGTTACCTACAGTTTGCGGCCCTGGCTCATCCGGTCGGAACAGGAATACTCTCGTAAGTTGTTGAGCGAGGGGGAACGCGCAGCCCACTTTTTTGAGCATCTCGTGGATGCGCTCCTCCGGGGCGACACGAAGACGCGATACGAAGCCTACAGCATCGCGAGAAACAACGGATTCGCGAGTGTCAACGACATTCGACGGAGAGAGAACGAGCCCGCGGTGAGCGTGCCCGAGGCGGACGATTACCTCCGGCCGGTTAACGCGGTGTCGATGGGTACCGGGGTCACGAGCCCGGACACGCTCCTCAAGATCGTAGAGAGCGTGGAAGCGGGAACCCTGTCTGCCAGCGCGGGCCGGGCGGTGCTGTCTGCGTCCTTTCCTTCGCTCGCGCTCGAACGCATCGTCGCCATGATTCCCTTGGAGGTTCCTAGTGGAACTGGAACGCCGGTCAATCCCCCTGCAACAAACCCACCTCCGAATGGCGGGGGACAAGCCGCGGCTTAGCGGGTATGCGGTGGTATACGGGCCGCTCTCCGAAACTTTCCCCGGCGGACTCCGGGAGCGGTTCCGGCAACGGGCGTTCGCTGACGCACTCGGCAAGAAACCCGACGTGCGCGCCCTGATCGATCACACCTCACACCTCGTGCTAGGCCGCACCGCGGCGGGAACGCTCGTGCTGCGGGAAGATGACACCGGAGTGCACTTCGATGTGGAACTCCCCGACACCACCTATGCCCGCGACCTCGCGGAAGTGGTTCGGCGGGGTGACGTAACGGGCATGAGCTTCGGGTTTTCCGGACCTGTGGTAGAGTGGGCGGAGGGGGCAACGGTGCGCGAGATCACGCGCGCCGTGTTGCATGAAATCAGTGTGGCAACGTTCCCTTACTACCCGGATACCACCGTGGCGGTGAGAACGTGGAGCGAATTCAAACGCGACCGGATCGAATGCCAGCTTGCCGGGCGCTTTCGTTGGGCGGAGCTGGCGGAACGTGAACTTTAGGGAGAGGTGATGTCTTACAATACCAACGCTGTGGAACTCCGCCAGAAGCGCGCCCAGCTCGTGGCCGATGCGCGGAAGCTCTTGGAACGAGCCAAGCAGGAAAAGCGCGAACTTACCCCTGAGGAACAAGCCACGTGGGATACTATGATGGCGGACGTGGACGGGCTCAAGACGCGCATCGACGCGCTTGAAAAGTTCGTGGGCATGGAGGAACAGGTTGCGGACGCCGAAGCGGAGATGGACCCGCCCGAACAGGTTTCGCGCAAGCCGCGCGACCTCGCCCGGCTGCGGAGTGCTCCCGGTGATGGTGCTAGCGAGGCCGTGCAGCTCCAGGCTGCGTGGGGTCAGTACATCCGCCGGGGTGTCATGTCTCCCGCGATGACTCGCGCCCTTTCCGCAGACCACAACGACGAGGGTGGGTTCCTCATTCTCCCTCAGGAGATGAGCGCCAAGTTCATCCAAGCGGTTGACGACTCGTTGCTTATTCGCCAGCTCGCCACTGTGGAGAAGGTGACGGCCGCGCAGTCCCTGGGTGTCCCGTCGCTCGACGCAGACCCGGCGGACGCCGAATGGACTAGCGAGATTCTCACCGGCGGTGAGGACTCCACCATGAAGTTCGGCAAGCGCGAACTTCACCCCAAGCCGCTCGCCAAGCGAATCAAGGTGAGCAAGAAATTGCTCCGCCTGCACCCGAACGCCGAGAGTCGTGTTATCGAACGCCTGTCGTACAAGTTCGCCGTGGCAGAGGAAAAGGGGTTCCTCACCGGCGCGGGCGGTCCAGGAACCCCTCTTGGCGTGTTCGTCGCGAGCACGGACGGCATTTCCACCACGCGCGACGTGACCGCCGCGAGCGCTACCGCGGTTGTGGGTGATGACCTTATCAACCTCAAGTATCAGCTCAAGGAACAGTACATGCGGAGCCCGTCGCTCCGCATCGTGGCGCACCGCGACCTCATGAAGATGGTGCGCAAGCTGAAGGACGGCAACTCGCAGTACCTGTGGCAACCGGGCATCGCCGGGGACGAGGACGATACTGTCCTCAACATCAAGGTTCTGATGAGCGAGTACGCCCCCAACACCTTCACCACGGGGAAATACGTGGCGGTTGTGGGTGATTTCTCCTTCTACCATATCGCCGAGGTGGACGCCGTGGAGTTCCAGCGACTGGAGGAACTGTACGCAGAAACCAATCAGGTTGGTTTCATCGGCCGGATGGAGGTCGATGGCATGCCCGTGCTCCAGGAAGCTTTTGCCCGCCTCAAGCTGGCGTGACCTCGTGCCCGGCGCGTTCCCCAGCGCGTTCGGGTATTCCGATTCCGCCTAACTCATATCCAAGAGGAATAATCTCGTGCATGACCTGTATAACGAACTCTCCGCCGCGCGGGGCCAGTCTCCGGCCGCGGCTGTGACTGACACCACGGCGCAGGTGTCGCAGATTGTGGACCTGCAAGGGTGCAACGGCGCTCTTGTGGCCGTTCTCCTGGGTGCCCTCGCCGATGTGGACGCCACTTTCAACTTGCTCGTGGAGCACGGGGACGACAGCGCCCTTGCGGACGCCGCGACCGTCGCCGCGGCGCAGCTCGTGGGCCTCACGTCCGGGTCCGTTACCTCATGGTTTACGTTCGCCGCGGATGACACGGTGAAGACCTTCGGTTACATCGGTAACAAGCGGTATCTCCGCTACACTATCACCCCTGTGGCCAATTCCGGCAACGTGTTCCTTGCGTCGTGCGTTCTCAAGGGCGGGCGTTCCAAGCAACCGTAAAGGGGGTGGCGCATGGCGAGTGAAGCGGGACACGCGGCGAACCGCGTCTATACCGATCAGAACGGAGATTTCCACCTCAACGGGGCGAAGTTCTTCAACGATGCGGAAGCAGATATGGCCCCCGGCCTTGAGTCCGTGGGGTCGGTGAGTGATGTGGAAATGGCGTTCCTCGACGGGGCTCTTGCCGGGCAAGCGGTCGCGAGCAAGGCCGCGGTCGCAGATAGCAACGCGGGCATCGGGTTTGTCGGCCGACTGACCACCACGGACGCGGTTGCCTCCGGCACCGCTCGCGTGATTGGTGGCGGGGCGTATCGCGAGGTCGCGGCTTCTGCCGCGATTACCGGTACCACGGAAACGGAGGCTGTGTTCGACCAAAGCTACACGCTCCCAGCGGCCTCGCTGAAGGTCGGTACGCGGGTGCGGATTCGTGCGCAAGGCATTCACACCGTTACGACTGCGGCCGAGACGCATGATATTTTGCTCAAGCTCGGGTCCGTCACGCTCGCGATTTTTACGACCGTGGACCCGGCAAACGGGGATGTGTTCTACTTCGACTTTGAGTTCACGGTTCGCACTGCGGGCGCAACTGGAACCATCGTCGGGTGTGGTACTGGCGGCGCGGTGACGCCCACCAGTGGCACCGCGAAAGTGCTTATTCTCGCTTCAACCACCGTTGACACGACCGCAGCCGTGGTCATTGGTGTGGCAATCGATCGTCAGGCAACCGCCACCGACGCGGACAGCGCCCGTCTTGATTACCTCACCGTGGATGTCGTCGGTTAATGGCAGCGCTCGTGCAAACCGTGGCACCGGCGGCCGAGCCAGTGCTCGCGACTGAACAGCTCATCTTTGCTCGGATCGACGATCCGATTGAGACGAACCTCGTTACGGACTTGCTTGTGGCCGCACGCGAGATGGTAGAGGAACTCACACATCTCCAGTGTATCGCCGCGACATACGAGCAATACCTAGACGAGTTCCCACCGGTGATTCTGTTGCGGAAATCTCCGGTGTCAACGGTGTCTAGCGTCACCTACACGGACTCGGACGGGGCGGTGCAAACGCTTGCCACGACGGAGTACCAGTACGACCTGAACGCGTGGCCGGCGCGTGTGATGCCCGCATACGGCAAGAGCTGGCCAACGTCGCGGGCGCAGCTAAATTCCGTCAAGGTCTCTTTCGTCGCGGGGTTTGGGGCGTCGGGTGCGAGCGTCCCGCAGCGGGTTCGCCAGGCGATTCGCCTACTCGCCGCCCACTGGTTTGAGAACCGGGAAGAGACGATGGAGACGGACCTCAAGATAATTCCCCACGGGGTGCGGGCGCTCTTGAACACGTCGAAAGTGGGCCGGGTGACGTATGAGGGCCGGTAGACTCAACACGCGGGTAGAACTGCAAGAACCCCATGAAACGCAAGACGTGATGGGCGAGGTGAGCGTCTCCTATGTCACCCGTGACGCTGTGTGGGCGGACTGGGAGACCCCGAGCGGGGAGGAATCCCCACGGGGTCACAAGGGGCAGGCGAGGGCCAAACACCGCCTCACGATGCGCCTTTACCCCAGCTTCACCTCGCGGTGGCGGGTGAAGGTGGGGGGCGGGGATAGTGAGACGCTGTTGTACCCATCCTTCGTGGTGCACGACAAGGTGAGCACGGTGGCAGAGTGTGGCGAACGGGTTGATTAGGACGACTCAAATCACGATGACCGTGGAGGGGCTCCCGCTCCTGCAACGGAAGCTTGACAATCTTGGCCGGTCCGCCAGCTCTCGCGTCATGCGGAAATCGCTGGGGGCCGGGCTCACTGTGGTGGTCAAAGCGGCCCGGTCGCGGGCACCACGGCGCACGGGCACCACCCGCAAGGCGATAGGCAAGAAAGTTAAGGTGTACTCCAGAGGTGGGTTTGTAGGTCTCGTAGGCGTGCAGAAGACGCCGAAGTCTGTGACCCTACATGAGCCGTCGCGAATCTCCCACATCTTGGAGCGCGGCGCTACGCACATGCGGGGCCGGAGATTCATGCAAACCGCGTGGCAGGTGACGCGGAGTAGTTTTACGCAAGCGATGCTCCGGGCGGCGGATGTGGAGATGCAGAAAGTGGCAGCGGAGTGATACAGGACGCGTTGCGAACTTACCTCCTGGCAGACACAACCCTCTCTAGCCGCGTTGGCGGGCGACTCTACCCGAACGAACGCGCCCCGCAAGGTAGCGTGTATCCGCAGATCACGTACCACCGCGTGGCACGCGGGCACGGGCACCATCTTACGGGGGCGAATGGGCTCAAGTCACCCCTCTTCCAGTTCGACATCTTCACGGAGCGGTACACCGAAGCACAAGACGTGGTGAACGCGCTGGTGGCGCGTATCGACGGGAAGCGTGAGACGATGACCGGGGTTGAGGTGTTGGGTTGCTTTGTGCAAGACGATTTCGACACGGTGGAGCAACCGGATATAGGCGACGAAACAACGCTGCATTGGGTACCGGTTACGGTACTCGTGTGGCATAGGTAGGGGTAAGGCATGGCCGACAACATTGGGTACGGGAGCAAGTTTTACTACGAGACCACGGAAGGGTCCGGCACGTACACGCAGATCAGTAACGTGGCCGTTACCATCGTGCCCCCGAACGTGTCCGTGGGCTCCACGGACGCAACGCACCTCTCATCCGCGGATAGGTTCCGCGAGAAGCACTACACACTAGGCGACGGGCAGCAAGCCACGTTGGAGTGCAAGTGGGACAAGACGAACTACAACACCATGTACGGCATGCTGTTTTCAAAACGCAAGTGGAAGGTTGAATTCCCCGACACTCCCGCCTCTATCCTTGTGTTTACGGGTTTCATCGTCGGGTATGGCACGGAAATGCCCCTCGACAACCTCATCATGAACACGTTCACGTTCGAAGTGAGCGGGAAACCGGCCTTCACGCCGGGCTAAGGAGACACGATGGCCGACCTGATTATCACTCCCGCGAACGTCAAGAACGATACTACGTTGCCGTGTCAGACGAAGACGGGCATCGCGGGCGGGACCATCACCGCGGGACAACCGCTTTACGCGGATGCCGCGGATAGCAACAAGGTGAAGGCGGCGGACAGCAACGTTAGTGCCGCACTCGCCGCGGTCGTTGGCATTGCGGCACACGGCGCGACCCTTGATCAGCCTATCACTTACTTCGTTCCTTTGGGCGACTTCAACCCCGGCGCGAGTGTGACCATAGGAGAGACGTACTATCTCTCGGAGACCGTGGGGGGTATTCAACCCAGCGCGGACCTCGGGACGGGGGAGTTTGTAACCCCCCTGTTCATCGGTGTGACTACGAGCAAGGTGCGCCTCGACATCATGCGAGCCACCGGTATTCAGAAGCCATAACATGGATATCCGCGACATCATCCTAGCCGCGAACGACCTCCCCCGCGAACCCGTGAGGGTTCCCGAGTGGGATACCACGGTTGCGGTTCGCACTCTCACGGGCGCAGAGCGGGACCAGTGGGAGCGCGAGACGTGGGAGGACAAGCAAGGCGACCGCCTCCGGAACGTTCGCGCCCGGCTCGTGGCGTGGTGCGTGTGTGACGAGGCGGGGGGCCGTGTGTTTCAGGACGCGGACGTGCCCGCCCTGTCGGGTAAGAGCGGCCGGGCGCTGGATCGGGTGTACGCGGTTGCGGCCCGGCTCAACGGGATCACGAAAGAGGAAGAGGCGGAGCTGGTAAAAAACTAGCTCCGGGGTCGCGGCGGTGGGTCCACCTTCGAATAGCCGCGGCCCTCGGGCGCACGGCGCGGGAACTACTAGCGAGCATTGACGCACGCGAGCTGCGGGAGTGGGAACTCCTCTACGAACGCGACCCGTGGGGGCCAGAACGGGGAGACCTGCAAGCCGCTATCGGGCCGTGGACCCTCGCGAATATTTACCGCGGTCGGAACAAACCGGCGGTTCCGCTCGCGGATTTTACCCTTCGGTTCGGACGGCAAGAACCAGCATTCGATGTAGAGGAACAGAAACGCGTCGCGGCCCGCATGGCGATGATGTTTGGTGGGGAGATTCGTGGCAACGATAGTGCCAGTAACGGTCAAGGTGCAGGGGGACAGCGCGGGGCTAAAGCAATCCCTCAACCAGTCGGTTAAGGACGC